TGCAGCTGTCTGACGACTCCCACGGGCTGCACGTTCACGTCCCGTCGATGGACGGGCGCCGCGAGGAGGTCCGCGCGCTGGCGTCGGCGGTGGAGCGCGGCGACATGGACGAGATGTCGCTGGCGTTCGTCTGTAACCGCCAGCAGTGGGACGACGCCTACGAGCGGCGCGGGATCATCGAGGCGGACGTTCACCGCGGTGACGTGTCGGCGGTCGTGCACGGGGCGAACCCGGCGACGGCCGGGGCGTGGATGGCGCCGGTTGAGCAGCTTTCGTTCCGGCGCCCGGTCGCGATCGGCGGCCCGGTGCTGCTGGAACGGGGCGCGGTCAACCAGGCCGAGCGGGACAAGGCTCATGCCGCCGGGAACTCGCTGCCGGACAAGTCCTACCCGATCAACAACATCGCGCAGCTTCACTCGGCCGCGGTCCTGGCGGCGTCGCACCACGGCGACTGGAAGGCGGCTCAGGAGCTGATCCGGCGCCGGGCGAAGGAGCTCGGGGTGGACGTGACCACGCTGCCCGGCTTCGCCGAGGAGAAGTCGTCCGGCCAGCCGTACGAGCTGCTGGCGAGCGCGGCCGATGACGTCAAGTCGGCGACGGCGCCGGAGTACGACCCCACTGCCGCGGCGCACGACGACCCGGCGGCGGACTGCATGACCTGCCGCGGCAACAAGATGCTGCCGCACCCGGTGACCGGCGTACTGGACATGACCTGCCCCGGCTGCAACGGGACCGGCGCCGTGGTGACGGTGGACGAAGTGAACGGCATCCCGGGCGACGAGCAGCCCCTGTCGGCCGGCCGGCGGCTGGAGCTGCGGCTGCGGTTGCAGGAGATGGACGAGATGGCCCTGGTGCGTGCATAATGACAGCGACGTGATCAGCCGGGCAGTCCCCGCCGGCGCCCCCGTCTAGGCCAGGGCGCACGCGGCAGCTTCCACGCGGATCGGAGATAACCATCCGACGTGGAGGCCCTTGTGCCTGGCGCTGTGCCCTTCCCTGGGCAGATCATCGGCTACCGCAAGAACGGCTCACCGATCCGGCTGCTCGCCGGCGGCGACCTCACTAACGACCTGACGGGCCAGCTTGAGACGCGCCGCGCCTCGCTGGTCACGGCAAACCGCGAGCTCCTGACCGCCGCCGCGGCGGCAAACGAAGGCAACGGCCGCGACCTGACCGCCGACGAGGAGAAGCGGTACCAGGACAACCGCGGCGAGGTCGAGAAGCTCAAGCAGCGCATCTCGGACCTGTCCGAGGAGACCGCCCGCGAGCAGCGCGCCGCGGCGGCCCGCGCGGACGGCACCACGACCGTCGTGGACAGCGGCCAGGGCGCGACGGGCGTGCAGGTGACCCGCGAGCCGGTCACCTACGAGCGCTACAGCCCGCACTCCTACTTCGCGGACATGCTGCGCGCCACCCAGAAGACCGGCGACGGCGACGGCGGCCCGCAGGCCGCCGAGCAGCGCCTGAACCGGCACCGCGCTGAGATGGACGTCGAGCTGCCGAAGCGCCGCGAGCAGCGCGCCCGCGCCGCGTCCCGGATCCTGGAGTCGCACACTCAGGAGCGCCTGGCAGCGCTCCCGTCGGGCGTCCGGCGGCGTGAGGAGCGGTCCGTCGAGCGGTTCCTCGGTATCGGCGTCCCGACGTTCGAGACCAGGGCGATCAACCAGACCCAGGGCACCGGCGGCTATTTCGTGCCCCCGTTGTGGCTGGTGGACGAGTATGTCGCCTACCTGCGCGCGGGGCGTGTGACGGCGAACCTGTGCCACTCGATGCCGCTGCCTCCCGGCACGAACTCGATCAACCTGCCGATCATCACGACCGGTACCGCGACGGGCATCCAGTCGGCGGACGGCACCGCACTGACCAGCTCGCCCGGCGTGACCGACATCGCTGACAACTACGTCAACGCCCTCGTGCGGACCACCGCGGGCCAGGAAGACGCGTCGATGCAGCTGCTCGACCTGTCGCCGGTCGGCATCGACCAGATCATCTTCCGGGACCTGAGCGCGGACTACGCGCAGAACCTCGACGGCCAGGTGCTGCTCGGCTCCGGGTCGTCGGGCCAGATGACCGGCATGTACCCGCAGGGCACGATCACGGGCGGGTCGACTCCGGGCGTGATCGTGAACACGGTGACCGGTACGACGACTGCCCAGTGGGTCGGCACGAACTCGTTCTACGCGGGCATGGGCAAGCTGCTGAGCCAGATCAGCCGCCTGCGGTACGCGAACGTGAGCGCGGTCGTCACCAACCCGGCGGTCTGGTACGCGATGGCGACGGCGGCGGACGGCAACAGCCGGCCGCTGGTGGTGCCGAGCATCCAGGGGCCGTTCAACGCGGCGGCCGACATGGACAGCCCGAACTACGAGGGCATCGTCGGGAACATCCTCGGCCGCCCCTGGTACGTGGACAACAACATCCCGCTGACGTTCGGCGGGGCGACCACGAACCCGAGCATCGCCAAGTCGGCCGGCCACGTCGCGCCGACTGACGGCACCGGCTCGGGCAACACGTTCACCCCGGCGATCGCCGCAGCATGGGATGACCTGCTGCTCTTCGAGGGCGAGGTCCGCACCCGCGTGCTACAGGAAGTCCTGTCCGGGGCGCTGCAGGTCCGCTTCCAGATCTACGGTTACAACGCGTTCATCGCGAACCGCTACCAGGGCGCGAGCGCGCAGATCGTCTCCTACGGCAACGCGAACTCGGGCACCACGGCCGGGGCGGCGCTGAGCACCGGCTCGTCCGGCGGGCTGGTGGGCTTCTAATGGAAGGCCGCTACCCGGATTTCCACGAGGACTACCTGCTCGACGGGCAGCCCGCGTCCGGCCACGCGTACCGGACGAACTTCGGCCGCCGCGTGCCGCTGGTCGCGGCGGGCCTGACGGCGACGGCGGACACCGGGTACGTGGTGCCGATCGTGGTGCAGCAGGGCGACCTGATCTCCAAGGTGACGATCGGCGTCAAGACCGCCACCAGCAGCACTCCCACCGCCGGGTTCGCGGCGCTGTTCACGGGCCTGACGACGGCGGCGACGCTGATCACCGGGGCGGCGTCGGCGAACGACACGAGCGGCTTCCACGGCTCTGGCGCGGCGCAGACGTTCACGCTGGCGACCCCGTACCAGGTGGGCGGCGCGGAGGGCACCACGGGCACCAACGGCCCGCTCGTGCTCGGTGTGATGCTCTACAACAACGGCGGCGCGGGCGGCGTGATCGACGCCTACTCGGTCGGCTCGGAGGCGGTGGCCGGCGGGGTGTACCTCACCGGGCAGATCCCCTTGCTGTTCACCAAGGCGTCGCTCGGCAGCCTTACGGCGCCCCCGTCCACCTTGTCGGGCTTCGCGGCGGCCGCGGCGGGGTTCGTGTGCCCGCTGGTGATCTTGTCGTGACCGGCCGTCCTGGCGAGTACGCGTACGAGGTGGCGAAGGCCGAGGCCGCCGCGGCTGCCGCTGCGGCGGTGGCTCCCGAGCCTGAGCCTGAGCCCGCACCGGAACCTCCGGCCGAGCCCGCGCTCCCGACGCTGAAGCTGCCGAAGGCTGCCGGTGGCTGACCGCGCGCACGTCATCGGGCGGCTGCAGCGGGAGCTCGCGGCGGCCAGGGACGTGCACGAGGACGCTTACGCGGCCGAGCTGGAGCGGGAAATCGCGCGGCTGTCCGCGGGGACGGCCGCGAACCCGGCAATGGAGAAGACGGCCGCGAGGCCAGAGCTAGGAGAAAGAGCTGATGGACCTCATGGCCGCGGTGGCGAACATCCGGCAGCACCTCGAGGCGGTCAAGGCCGACGTCGAGGCGAAGCTCGAGCAGGATCTGCCGCAGGTTGAGCAGTGGGCGCACGCGGCGTCGACGAACCCGGCCGTCGCGGCGCTGTCCGCCGCGGTGCACCTGCCGGAGGCCCCGGAGGCGCTGGCGGCGCTGGCGGGGTTCATCAACGCGGTTGACACGGCGATCGGGAACGCGAAGGCGGCGGCGGCCGCTCAGGCACACGAGCCGGCCGACGTGCCGCTCGGCGAGCCGGCCGCGGCCTGACCGCCGCACCGGAACGCGGAAGGAGGTGAGGGGCGGTGCCCGCGACGTCACCGTGGTACCAGGGCGCGGTGGTGCCCCTCAGCTTCACCAACACCGACACCGGCGGCAACGCGCAGGACGCCGCGACGGTCACGGTCACGGTCACGCTGCCCGACGGCAGCACCAGTACCCCGTCCGTCACCCACTCCCCGCCTGGCGTCTACAACGCGGCGTACACGACCACTCAGGCGGGCCACCATGTCATCCTCTGGGTTGCGGCCGACGCCACCTACCCGGGCGCGTACGCCGACAGCTTCGAGGTGCAGCCGTCCGCTGACCCGACGATCGTGTCGCTGGCGGAGGCGAAGGAGATCCTGCAGCTGACCGGCACGACCTCGCAGGACATGCTGCTGCAGGGCTACAACGCGGCGGCGACCGAGGTGGCGGAGTACATCTGCGGGCCGGTGGTGACCCGGCAGGTGACCGAGGTGATCCGCGCGCAGGGCCGCGCGATGGTCCTGAACTTCGCCCCGGTGCGGACCGACCTCGGCACGACGTTCAGCGCGGCGAACCGCCGCGACGGGTCGACGACCAACGGCATCGTCAGCATCACGCCGCTGCTGACCTACGGGTTCATGTACGACATCAGCCAGCTTCTCGTGGACCCGGACACGGGGATCGCGCGGCACTTCGCGGGGCTGCCGTTCTTCTACACCGCCGATCCGCTCGCGCAGTGGAAGGTGACCTACTGGGCGGGCCGGAAGGTCATCCCGGCGGCTGTTTACCAGGGCTGCAAGATGATCCTGGAGCACTTGTACCAGGTCAAGCGCGGCGGGGTGGGCGCGCAGGACGTGGCCTCCGGTGAGTCCGTTGTCACGCTGCCGGGGTTCGGGTACGCGGTGCCTAACCGGGCGGTGGAGCTGTTCGCCACGGCGTCCGGTGCCGCTTCGAGGGCGGCTTTCGCATGACGACGACCAGCGCCGTCCCGGCGGTTATCGACTGGCTGGTGAACGCGGCGCAGAACTCGCCGCTGCTCGGCCAGGCCACTCCCAGGGTGAACGTGTTCGACGGCGCCCAGACGCTCGCAGCCACGCAGGCGCTGAACCAGGTGCTGTGGATCGGCTGCGACGCCCCGAACCCGGACGCGGTGTTCGCGGACGCGACGCAGGCGTGGCAGGTGATGGACCACGCGCGGACGAAGGACGAGGACGGCGTTATCACCTGCTCGGCGCAGCACTGGAGCGGCGATCCCAGCGTCAAGGTCCACCGGGACGGCGCGAAGGCGATCGTCGGCGGGGTTGAGCTGCTGCTTCGCGGCGACGGGAACACGGGGCCAGGTGACGCGCGGATGGGCGGCCTCGCGCTTTGGTCCGGCACCGACGTGGGCCGGTGGGAGACGCGGCAGATCGCGGGCGGCGTGGCGGTGCTGTGCACCTTCACGGTCATCTACCGGGCCCGGCTCATTACGACAGGAGCGTGACGTGCAGCTTCGCTATATCCGCCCGTTCAGCCAGTACCAGCCGGGCGATGTCGTCGAGGTGCCGGACGGCGCGGCGTTCAGCGACTTCTACCTTGAGCGCGTTCCGCCTGCGGATCCGCCTGCCGATGACCCGCCTGCCGATCCTCCCGCGCCTGAGGCGCCTGAGGCGCCCGATCCTGCCCCGGCTGACCCGCCGCGGCTGCCTTACCCGGCTAAGGAGATGTGATGGCCACCCTTCCCTCGGGCCTAGGCGCCCAGTGGTGCGCGGTCGACGAGACCACGTACGGCGTCGCCCCGTCGCTGTCGACGGCGGTATTCGTCGCGGCCGACAGCGACAGCCTGCAGCTGAAGAAGGGCCCCAAGAACGGGACGGGGATCTTCGCCGGCAGCCTGGCGCCGCGCGGTGCCCGGCGCCGGGTGACCACGTGGGCGGCACAGGGCGCGCTGCCGATGGACCTGCCGATGAGGCAGCTGAACCCGTGGCTCAAGCGCATGTTCGGGTCTAAGAACCAGTCGGGTGCGACGCTGACGCAGGATGCCTCCACCACGGCGTACGTGGCGTACCACTCGCTCGCCGACCTGTTCGGGCAGACCTTCACGCTGCAGGCGGGCAAGCCCACGGTCGACGGGGTGACGGAGCCGTTCACCTACACAGGCTGCAAGGTGCAGGCGTGGGAGGTCGCGTGCCAGCTGAGCGCGATCGCGAAATTGACCTTGACCATCGAGGGCAGGAACGAGCTCAACGGCACCTGGAAGGACCCGCTGAACGGGTCAGTCCCCGCGCTGCAGGCGTTCACGGCGCCGGTGTCGGGCGCGCCGTTCTGCTGGGTTGACGGCGCGGTCTACTACGGCGGCACCCCGTCGACGGCACCGCTGATCGCCGCGCCGTCCGCGCCGACGGTGACCCCGGCGGCGAGCGGCGGCACGGTCGCCGCGGGCACCTACCAGGTTGTCGTGTCCTACGTGGACTCGCAGGGGGAGACGATCGGGTCGACGGCGTCGCCGGTCACGACGACTACGGGCGTGTCGACGATCACGATCACCTCCCCGGCGGCGGCGCCCTACGCGACCGGGTGGTACGCGTACGTCACCCAGGCGGGCGCCCTGGCGGCGACCGCGACGCGGCAGCAGGCGCCGGGCTCGCCCACGAACATCGGCACGAACCTGGTCATCACCGCCCCGCCGACGAACACCGGCGCGGTGTGGCAGTCGGTGAACACCGCCGGGCAGCTCACGACGGTGAGCGGGGCGACGCTGGCGGGCAACATCACCGGGTCAATGTCGCTCAAAGTCACCAGGCCGATGCGGCTGGACAGGTACGCGCCGAACGTCGCGCCCTTCCGCAACGAGCCGATCCAGAACGGGCTCACGCAGATCGCGGGCGCGTTCACGGTCGAGTGGCTGAGCGCGGAGACCTACCAGGCGGCCTACCAGTCCGACACCGGGGTGACGATCGAGCAGCGGTTCACCGGCCCCGTGATCGGCAGCGGCACCGACCACGCGATGCTGGGGCTGCTGTGCCCGCAGGTGTTCCTGGAGGGCGAGTCGCCGAAGGTCCCGGGGCCGGACCTGCTGACGCAGGCGGTCACGTACACGGGCGAGGACGACGGCGTCAACAACATCCTCCAGGGCACCTACTGGACGCTGGACTCGACCGGATGACGGCTCCCCGCAGGCCGCGCGCTGCGCGCAGGTCCCGGGCGCCGCGGACCCCGGGCCTGCGGTCCTATCACGCCACGACGGGCTCTGTCGGCGGCGGCGAGCTGGTCCAGGCGGCCGAGGAGATCGCCGACGGGGCCAGGAAGAACGCGTCCTGGTCGGCGACGATTCCGCCGAATATCCGCGTCGAGCAGCACGACGAGAACCATGCCGACATCGTGGCCGACGCGGATCCCGCCTACCCGAACGAGACCGGGTCCAGGCACCCGGTGTTCGCCCGCGGCCCGGACCGCAGGGACTGGACGTGGGTGAAGGGGAACCTTCGCCCGTTCCTCGCCCCGGCCGCGAACGAGCGCGCCGGGGCGGCGCTGGCGAAGTACGCGCAGAAGGTTGACCGGATGGTGAGGGACTCAAGGCTGTGAAGATCGAATTCGATGGGCAGGTCCGCACGCTCGACCTGGTGCACGTTAGCCTGCGTCATGCTCTCGTCATCCAGGAGTTCACCGGCCTGACGCTGCTGGCGTGGCAGGAGCGGGTGACCGGCCTCGACTTCGGCGCGCTGCCGGAGGGCTTGGACCTGAACGCGCTGCTGGGTGCCCTCGGTGACGGCACGGCCGGGATGGCTGACCTGGCCGTCCTTGCCGGGGCGGCTAAGCGGATGCCGGCGTTCACCGACCCGGCGTGGATCATGTCCGTCGCGGCGGCGGCGTGGCTGATGCTCGCCCAGTCAGGCGGGGACGTCCCTGCGCTGGACGATGATTTCGACGTCGATGTCCTCGGCTTCTACCTGGCGTTCATGACGGCGACGGGCGAGGAGATCAAGGCGAAGCAGGTTCAGGACAAGCCTGCCCCAAAAGCCCGGCCCGCCCGGCGCACTCCCTCGTCCAGGCAGACCGCCACCCAGAGCCCGAAGCCGGAAGCCACGCCGCCCCCGTCGTCCACCGGGTCCTGACATGCGACCTGAAGCGGATGCGCGCGGAGTACCTGTTCCAGCTCGGCCGCCTGTGCCACCTGAAACCCGCGGACGTCGATGACCTGACGCTCGGCGACTTCGCGAACCTGACCGACAGCATCGACGGCTGGCTGAAGCACGAAGCCCAGATGAGGGGGGTGACCTGATCATGGCGGACACGATCGTCCGGAAAGTCCTGATGCAGCTCACCGCCGACGACGCGGACGCCGCGGCGAAGCTGGACGCGATCAAGCAGAAGGCCGACGAGCTCCGCGCGTCGAACCCGGAGCTGACGGCCAGGATCAACACCGCCGAGGCGTCGGCGAAGCTGGCCGTCTTCAAGCAGGAGCTGAAGGACGCGGCGAAGAACGTCACGGCGACGGCGGACGTCGACACCGCGGCGGGCAGCGCCAAGCTCGACAAGGAAAACGCCAAGCTCGACGAGTTCGGGCGCAAGCGGGAAACCGCCACCGCGGACGTCAACGCGAACGGCGCAGACACGGCGATGCTGGCGATGGCGAAGTGGCCGCTGATCATCGCCGCGGTGGGCGCGGCGCTGCCGGTGATCCCGGCCGGGCTCGCCATGATCGCCGCGGCGGCGGCGCCGGTGGTCCTGGCCGTGATGGGCGTGAGCAAGGCCTTGTCGGACGGGTCGGCGGCAGCCCAGCAGGCCGGGCAGACCTCCGCGCAGCTCGCGGCGACCGAGCAGAGCAACGCGGTGGCCATTGCCAACGCCCAGCAGGCGATCAGCGACGCGAAGACGCAGGCCGCGCACGACATCATCACCTCCGACCAGCAGATCGCCTCCGCTGAGCAGTCGCTCGCCGACGCGCAGCGGCAGCAGGCGCAGGACGCCATCACCAGCGCCGAGCAGGAGGCGAATGCCGAGCGGTCACTAGCGAGTGCCCAGCAGTCCGCGGAGAACGCGCAGCGGAGCCTGACCCAGGCGCGCGAGGACGGCGTCCGGACGCTGGAGTCGCTAAACAACCAGAACCAGGATGCCGCCCTGCAGGCGCAGCAGGCGGAAATTGACCTGCAGAAAGCGCAGCTGAGCAGGTCGCAGGTCTACGCCAGCTCAACTAGCACGGCGCTGGATAAGCAGCAGGCGGACCTCTCCGTGGCCGAGGCGCAGCAGCGGCTTACCGAGGCACAGCAGGCCGCGACTAACGCGACCGCGGACGCGAACAAGGCCAACGCCGAGGGCGTTGACGGGCTGCCCGCAGTGGTGTCCGCGCAGCAGGCGTACCAGCAGGCCGTCCAGGGCGTGGCGAACGCGCAGCAGGCGGTGGCGGACGCGAGCCGGGCGGCGGCGAACCAGCAGCAGCAGGACGCCGAGCGGGTCGCGAACGCGCAGCAGGCGGTGGCTACCGCGCAGCAGAACGCGAGCTACCAGCAGCAGCAGGACGCCGAGCGGGTCGCGAACGCGATCCAGAACCTGTCCGACACCTACAAGCAGCAGCAGCTCGCCGCGCAGGTGGCGGCATCGTCCGGCAGCAACGCCTCCGCCTCGTTCGCGAAGGACATGGCCGCGATGAGCGGCCCTGCGCAGGCCCTGGTCGGCCAGCTCTTGTCGATGAAGGGCGGCCTCAAGGATCTGGAGGGCATCTCGGTCACCGCCATAGCGCCGGGCCTGCTGACCTTCTTGAAGGGCGTGCAGGACATGTGGCCGCTGGTGTCTGGTGAGATCCAGCAGATGGGCGGCATCATCGGCGGGGCGTTCGCGGCCGCCGGGAAGGCGATGCAGGACTCGGGGTTCCGGGCAGAACTGAAGCAGATTTTCGATGAGGGCAACCAGCTGCTTCAGGTTTTGCTCCCGGCCATCGGCGGGCTGGTCGGCGCGTTCGTGCAGATGGGCGCGAACAGCGGATCGGCGGTGTCCGGGCTCGGCAGCGGGCTGTCGGCCATCCTTGGCGGGTTCGGTCAGCTGTTCGCGCAGCTCGGCAACCCGTCGACGGCGGCGGCGATCGGGCAGGTTTTCGCGGGCATCGGGCAGGTCATCGGCGCTCTCGGTGCCCCGCTCGGTGCCCTGGTCGGACTGCTGGCGCAGTTCCTCGGCCCGTTCCTGACCGAGGCGGGTCCCGCTATCTCCGCGCTGTCGGGCGGGATAGTCCAGATCGCGCAGGCGCTGCTGCCGGTCGCGACGGCGATGGCGCAGATCGCGGGCCCCATCCTCGCTCAGCTCGCGCCCGTGATCGCGCAGGTGGCCGGCGCGATAGCGGAGATGATCGACAAGGCCCCGCCGCAGGTGATCCAGGCGATCGCCGGGGCGCTGCTGGGGCTGGGGGCCGCGTGGGCGCTGCTGGCCATCCCGTGGCCGGTGCTGGCGATCATCGCGGTGATCGCCGCCATCGCCGAGGTGGTCAAGTACTGGCCGGAGATCTCGCGGGCCGCGAAGCAGGCGTGGGGCGACGTCGAGCAGTGGACGAAGGACGCGGCCGACTTCATCACTCACACGTTCGATACCGTGCGTCACTGGTTCGCCTCGATCGGTGACGATATCGCCCGGCCGTTCATCGACGGCTACCAGATTGTCGCAAATTATTTCGAACAATTGCCATCTAGCATGGAACGGATCGGCCGCAACATCCTCGTCGGCTTCTGGAACGGGGTCGTCGGGGGCTGGAACTCGGTGTACGGGTTCTTCGCCGGGATCGTGAAGGACATCGCCGGGTTCTTCACGGGACTTTACGACTGGATGGTGATGGCCGGCGAGAACATCATCATCGGCATCTGGAACGGAATCGTTCGCGGATTTAACCTGTTCATCAGCGGTATTTCGAACATAGGCAAGGACATCGGCAACGCGCTCCTCGGCTGGGCGGGCATCCACTTCAACAGCCCTCCGTCCGAGGCGGTTTACATGGTGATGGCGGGCCACAGGCTCGCCGACGGGCTGGCGAAGGGCGTGAACGAGAGCGCGGCGTCAGCGAAGGCGTCGATCGGCCGTGACCTCGCGCTGACCGTGCCCGCGGGCGGCGGAGCGGGCGCCTCGCGGCAGCAGCCGGTCGTGATCCAGCTGCAAGGCGACGCCGCCTTGCGGCAGTGGCTGAAGAAGAGCATCCGCACCACCGGCGGCCAGGTCACGGTTGTGGGCGCATGACCACCTTCCCGTCTCCCGGCGCGCAGCTCGCCATCCGCCTCGAGCTGAACGCTGGCGGCACCTGGACCGACGTGACCGGCGACTGCGACCATGGCCCCTGGGTCATCGGCCGCGGCCACCCCGACGAGTCGACCACGGTCAGCCCGTCCACGTTCAGCGCGACCGTGACCAACACCGCTGCGCGCTATTCGCCAGACAACGTGATGTCGGACCTGTGGCCGTACGTCGTGCAGAACATGCCGGTCCGCGCCAGCATCCCCGCCGCCCAGAACTACCTGCGGCTGGAAGCGAACAACTCAGACCGCGCCTACGTCAACGACACCGCCAGCCTGCACGTCACCGCCAGCCTGGACCTGCGTATCGCGCTGCGGCTGTCGGACTGGCAGGGGTGCGTGCTCGCCGCCCGCTACGACAACACGCTGCCGTCGTGGTGGTGGACGATGGGCCACGACGGGCAGATGGGTTTCTCGTGGTGGGACGCCGGGGGGACGCAGCACGGGGGGATCGCGTCGGGCGTCCCGGTCCCGTTCACCTCCGGTGACTTCGCGCTGCGGGTGACGCTGGATACCACGACGGGCACCTTGTCTTTCTGGTCGGGCACCACCATCGGCGGGAGCTGGACGCAGGTGTCCAGCATCGTGCTGGGCGCCACGTCGGTCCGCGCCGGGAACTGCCCGCTCGTCGTCGGCTGGAGCGCGAACGCCATCACGTCGCCGGTGCAGCTGCTCGGCCGCGTGTACGAGTTCCAGATGCTGAACGGCATCGGCGGCAGCGTCGCCGCGGACGGCGCGTTCTCCGGGCAGGCCGCCGGGACGGTGACGTGGACTGGCGCCGACGGGAACACGTGGAACCTGGCCGGCGGGGCGGAGATCAGCGACCGGGACTACCGCGGTCACTTCGAGGCATCTGAGCTGCCGCAGGAGGAGCCGGAGTACAACGCGGACGCGCTGAACAACACCTCCGTCCCGGTCGATGCCCTCGTCCCGCTGGTCGGCGGCGGCCTGCTGCGCCGCCTCTCCCAGCGGGCCCCGAACGTGCAGTCGGCCATGTACCGGGCGGTCCTCACGCAGTCGGGCCTCGTCGCCTACTGGCCGATGGAAGACCCGCTTGGCAGCAGCCAGTTCGCGAGCGGCATCGGCGGGGCGCCGATGACGTGGAACGCCGGCACGCCCGCACTGGCGTCCAGCACCGTGTTCGCGTGCTCGAACCCGTTGCCCGCGATCGGCGGCGCGCACATCGGCGGCCAGGCGCCGGCGTACACGGGCGGCACGCAGTGGTCGGTGCGGTTCCTGACTGACATCCCGACGCTGCCCGGCTCCAGCCAGGTGCTGGTCCAGGTGTGCACGGTGTCCTCTGTCGCGCCGTACATCACGCTGATCATCAACGCCGACGGGACGGTGACCCTGACCGCCTACGCAGGTGACGCGGTGACCGTCGTCGCGACGACCGGCCCCATGTCGTGGTTCGGCGGCGTGCAGCAGCCGCAGCTGTGGTCGATTGAGGCGACCGCATCCGGCGCCAACGTCAACTACGCGGTGAGCAGCGTCGCCCCCGGCGCGTCCGCCGGGGCGACCGGGAACGTCACCACGGCGGCGACAGGGGCGGCCGGGTACGTCGGCCTGGTGCTGACGCCCCCGTTCGCCGGCGTCTGGACTGACACGGTGATCGGGCACGTGCACGTGCGGTCAGTGGTGGACAGCGTGTACAGCCTGGGGACCGCGCTGGCGGCCTACCTCGCGGAGCCCGCGGGCACCAGGTTCGCCCGGCTGTGCGCGGAGAACAGCATTCCCTGCCGGACGCGCGGGAACCTGGCCGACACGGTCCCGATGGGCATCCAGCCGGCCGGGACGCTGACGACCCTGCTGCAGGCGTGCGCGGATGCCGACCAGGGGGTGTGGACGGAGTTGCGGCAGGTGCTCGGCTGGGGGTACGTGACCCGCAAGGCGCTCTACTCCCAGGCTGCGACGGTCACCCCCTCCTACACCTCGGATCACCTGTCGCCGTGGACGGCATCCCCGACCAGGGATGACCAGACCATCGTCAACGACGTCACCATGCAGAACGACTCGGGCAGCTCAGCGCGCATGTACGCCGCGGCCGGCCAGCCGATCACCGGCGGCCGGATGTCGACGGCAAGCCCGGCGAGCGGCGGGGTGGGCACCTACGCGCAGACCTACAGCGTCAGTGCCGCCAGCGACTCGCAGCTGCCCGACCTCGCCGGGTGGAAGTTGCACCTCGGCACCACCGACCAGGCGCGGCTGCCCGGCATCACGCTCGACCTCGCGAACACGGACGCCGTCGGCATCTACAACGCGGTAGTCAGCATGGACCTGGGCGACCGGCTGGTGATCGCCAACCCGCCGCGGCGGCTGGGCTTCGAGCCGGTGACGCAGCTGGCGCAGGGCATCACGGAGACGCTCTGGTACGACACGCTGACGATCGCCGTCGCGGGCGTGCCGGAGCTGCCGTACCAGGTGTGGCAGCAGAGCAGCCGGGTGGAGTCGGCCGGCACGGCGCTGCACGCGGGCGTGAACACGACGGCGACGTCCTGGCAGGTGGACGTGACCGGGCCGCTGTGGTCGGTGCTGCCGGGCGACTACCCGCTGAGCTGGGTGGTTGACGGGGAGCGGGTCACGGTCTCCGCGATGAGCGGCTCGAGCTCGCCGCAGACGGCGACGGTCGCCCGGTCGGCGAACGGCGTCGTGAAGTCGCACCTTGCGGGGGCCGCGATCACCTTGTGGCCGCCGCCCGTGATCGGACTGTGAGGGAGCGATGAGCAAGTACCCCGTCATCAACGCCGGGACGACCCCGGTGGTAACCGTCCTGAACGAGATGCTGCCGGACATAGCCGTCAAGTCGTCGGCCACCCCCCGGACCAGCACCACGACGCTGGCGGCCGACCCTCACCTGGTGCTCTCCCTTGAGGCCAACGCCGTCTACGACTTTGACCTGGACCTCAACTACAACGGCGGCACGAACGGCAGCAGCGACCTGAAGTTCGGCTTCACCGGGCCGTCCGGCTTCACCATGACGTTCGGGGCCCTCGTCGTTGCCATCCCCGCCGGGGTTGCCAGCGTCGGCGGCACCCAGGGGACCGTCACGACGTCGGGCACCGTCGGCACGGGCACGCCGCTGTACGCCCGGGTGTCCGGCGTCGTCACGACTTCCGCCACGCCCGGGAGCCTGACCCTGACCTGGGCGCAGAACACGAGCAGCGGGACGGCGACGACGCTGACGACCGGCTGCAAGATGCGCGTTAAGAGGCAGGCGTGACGCCGCAGTTCGTGCTCTGGGGCGTGACCTGGGGCAACAACATGGCGCAGCTGGAGTGGTGGGCCGTGTTCGGCGTTCTCGGCTGGCTGCTGCGGAACCACGTCGGGCGGAAGGCGGCGGCCTGGTGGGACAAGCACCACGGGCCGCACGCGGTGGAGCGGCACAAGCAGGCGATGCGCGAGCACGAGCAGGAGAGGCGATGACAGACGGCCAGATCACCAACCGGGACCTGTACGAGGCGCAGCGGGCCACCGAGCAGCAGCTTGGCGGCCTGGCGCTGCAGGTGGCGACGCTGGTTGTCGAGCTGCGCGGCGTGGGGGAGCGGTTCGACTCCGGGTCGGAGAAGATGCGCGACCACGAGATGCGGCTGCGGGTGCTGGAGCGGTGGCGGTGGCGGATGGCGGGCGCGGCCGGGACGATCGGCGCGCTGGCTGGCGGCGGGGCCGGGGCGGTCCTGTCGTGGCTGCTGACGAGGCACCCGTGACCTGCCGCTGCGGCCATGACCGCGAGCCGCACTCCCATGACCACTACTGCACCTATTGCTCGCGGTGCGCGTGCAAGCGTTACCGCCGGGCGCGGCGGCTCAGGATCTGGAGGTTCCCGTGGCGCTGAACACTGTGACTTTGCACTGGGACCTGACTGACCTTATCCAGGCGGGCCTGTCCGCGACGCTGAGCATCACCCCGACCGCGCAGCTGTCGGATACCACCGATCACGTGCTGATCCCGCCGGTGGCCCGCACCTACACGTTCACGGGGGGTACCGGGCAGCTGGCGGGGATCGTCGCGAACGACAACAGCGCGATCCTCCCGGCCGGGACCGGTTACCTGATCAGCGTGACGGCGGCCAGCGGGCAGGTGATCGTCCCGCAGTTCCAGACGCAGATCCTGTTCGCGAACGGGGCGACCCAGTGGCTGGACGCGCTGGCCGTGGTGCCCGTGGTGACGACCTCGTACCAGTACCTGCCGCTGCCGTCCGGCACGCCTACCTCCGGTCAGGTGCCGGTGGCGACGGGTGCCGGCGAGGCGTCGGCGTGGACGGCGCTGACGGCGGCGAGCGTGGGCGCGGACGCCTCCGGCGCGGCTGCGGCGGCTGCTGCGGCCAGCCTGCCGGTGTTCAGCGTCAAGGCGTACGGAGCTACCGCCAGCGCGATTATCTTGTTCGACGCGGCGATAACCGCCACCGCTGCCGTCCTGACGTCCGCGTCCGCTCACTTCACGGTTGCCGACGTCGGCAAGCCTGTCCTGGTCCGGGGCGCGGGCGCGGCCGGGGCGTCGCTCAGGACCACGATCAGCGGGTTCACGAACTCAACGACGGTCACGCTCACCGCCTCGGCCTCAACGACGGTGACGGGCGCGACCTGCTATTACGGCACGGACGACTCGGCGGCGTTCGCCGCGTGCGCGGCGGCTGCCGTCGCGGCGGGCGGCGGGATCACCTTCGTGCCGCCGGGCAGCTACATCGCCGCGGGCATTCCCTTGGAGACGGGCGCGTACTGGCAGGGCGCCGGGTTCGACGCCTCTGTCATCTACCTGCTGCCAACCGGGTCGGCGTCCATGTTCGTCGCTGCCGCCAGCGCGAACGTCAACTCCGGGTCGGTGCGCAACCTCGGCCTGTGGGGCGACGGAACCCCGACATCGACGCTCGTCAACGGCGCGAATACCGGCTCCAGCAGCACGCGGGCCTGCATCGACCTGTCGGCGGCGAGCATCTGCCAGCAGATGTTCGTGCAGGACAACTACATAACCGGGTTCGGCACCGGCTACTACTCGTCGCAGAATGACAGGTTCGTGCCGATGTCCGGCAACAGGATCTGGACCTGCAGTAACGGGATCAGGCTCAACAGCCAGCATCCGAATATCGGGACGAATGACGTCCGGTTCTGCACCATCGGCCTGTGGGACGGCGGGGTCGCCACCGTTGACCTGCAGTGCATCGGAAGCAAGTTCAACTACAACGTGACGGGCGTCAGCGTCGCGACGGCCGGGGACTCGCGGATCATCTTCTCCGGCTGCCACTTCTTCGGCAACCTCACCTACGGTGCCTACGTGGGCACGCGGACGGTATTCTCCGGCTGCCTGTTCGACGGCAACACCGGCACCCAGTACATGGCATACGTCACCGGGAACATGTGCTCTTTCACCGGGTGCCTGTTCGGCGGCGGCCACACCACGGCGGCGATCTACATCCTGCAGGGCAGCGGCGGCATCGACGGCACCGTGATCAGCGGGAACACGTTCTACGCCGATGCCGTCTCGGCGGGCGCCACGGGGCTGATCGTGGTCGACAATGCCAGCGCCGGATGGTGGTACGAGCCGGTGATCAACGGGAACTACGCCTACCTGTCGGTCGACCAGCCGTTCCTGAGCACCACCAACTCGATCGTGCACCCGGTGATCACCTCGAACGTGTGCGAGTACGACAACGCGACCCCGGCGGCGACCACCGTGTTCAGCTTCACCGGGGTCAGCGGCGGCGGCTACGTGTTCAGCAATAACACCGTGTTCGGCAAGAACGCCAACGCCGGGCCGATCTTGAATGCGGGCTCGTCTATCAGGTCGATCCTCGTCGGCAACAGGTTCCGGAAGACGAATGCCACTGTTTTCACCTTCGGCGGCACCGACGTCGACACGCGGATTACCGACAACTTCGGCTACGTGACGGAGAACAGCGGCACCGCGGTGATCGCGTCCGGCACGACGTCGATCGCGGTCACCCACGGGCTAGCGCGCACGCCGAGCATCGCCAACATTTACGCGATCGCGCAGGCCAGCCCTGGCGGCGACCTGTGGATCTCCGGGGTCGGCTCGACCCAGTTCACCATCAATATCTCCTCCGCGCCGGCCAGCAACCTGTCGGTGAGCTGGTACGCCTCCGCTGAGCGCGGATGACGAAGGGAAGAGCATGGCACTCAACGGAATCGACGTCAGCGCCGCAGGCCAGGGCGCATCGTTCCCGTGGCCGCAGTACAGGAACAAGATCCAGTTCGCCGGGGTGAAGATCTCGGAGGGCACCGGCTTCGCGGACCCGGACGCGGCCCGCAACATCGCCGGGGCGCGCTCGCTCGGGGCGACGGTGATCGGCTACCACATGCTGCTCAACAGGACGGGCGCGCAGGGCGGCCCGCAGCAGGCGGAGTGGTTCCTGCAGCAGGCGCACCTGGCAGGGCTGCGGCCCGGTGACCTGATCGCCGTTGATGTCGAGGACTACGGGCTCGGTGACGTCGACCGCAGCAACGCGCTCGACGTCGAGCAGTCCCTGATGCACTTCGACATGGTGGCCGCCCAGTTCGCGGGCGAGCTCCGCAAGCACTTCCCCCGGTTCAACCCGGTCGTGTACACGGAGATCAGCATCGCGCCGCACCTCGACAGTATGGCCGCGTGCCCGCTGTGGATCGCTGACCTGTCCGTGCCCCTGCTGACCGGTATCGGCCCGTGGAACCTGGTGAGCTTCTGGCAGACGGGCCAGCGGGGCGTGGACACGGACGTGTTCAACGGTGACGCGGCGGCGCTGGCGAAGCTGGCGTTCCGTTGACATGACCGACGCGGGCACCCTGGTCCTTGGTCCCGGCGCGGTGTTCATCCTCGGGGTGATCGCCGGGGCGCTGGTCTGGGTGCCGCTCGGCTGGCGGCTGGCGTGGCTGCTGCACCGGCCGCTGCCGCGCCCGTGGCGCCCGGTGCTGCGGTACCTGGCGCCGGGGACGGTGTGGCGGGACGTGCGGCGCTGCTGGACGACCGGGCGATGGACTTAGCGCCTGCGTCGCCGCGCCCTGCTGCGCCTGTGGTACTCGCGGTGCATGGCGGACACCCGCTCAGCCTTGACCTCGTTCAGCGCCTTCGCGACCGGGGGCCATGGCCAGCGCTATGGCCTTCGCGAACTCCCAGCACGGGCGCATGAGCTCGGCAAGCTGCTCGGCCGCCTGCCGTACCGCCGCCTCAAACTGGCTGGTGTCGATGGTGATCACCGGAAGCAAGGGGGTCGAATCGAAGCTGACCGGCAGCCAGTTGGACCCGTCCAGCGAGATCTGGCCGCCGCCAAGCGGTCCCTGCCGCGTCCGCTTCTCAGGCGTCCACCGCATGGCGTCGGCGCTTGTCTCGTAGTCGGCAAGTGCGCCGTCGATCGTGTCGAGGATGCTCACGCGGTCAACCTACTTCCCTTTCCAGCAGCGCCTCAAGCTGCGCCTCCGCCTCAGCGTCCCCCGCCGCCGCAAGCTCCCGCAAGTCACGCACGAACTGGTCAGCCAGCCACACGGGCAGCCGGGCAACACCGGGCAACGGGGAACTCCACTGAACTCAGCTGAAGCGAGGTAGAGCGCGCGAGTGCGCTGCAGGTCAGCTTAGCGGCGCTACAGCTCAGCCCAGTCCGGGTGTCCGCTGTAGTGCCCGGCCAGCCAGAGCAGTTCCGGCTCAACCGACTCCAGCACGTTCGCGGAAATGCCGGTCACCATGGCGACGACGCGGCCGCGAGCCCGGCGCTCGCCATCAGGCGACGCCATGTCCTCGGCTGAGCGGGCCCGCAGGAACTCGGCGACCTTGTACACGTCCATGCCCGTCACCCTAGCGGCTCGCCCGGCCGGCGTCCCGTGTGCTCCCACGGCTCCGTCACCGCCTCCCGGCGGATCACCTCACCGCACGAGCAGATCCCCTCAGCCGGCCAGCAGTTCCCGTACCGCAGGTCGAGCAGCTTCCCGGTACGCGGCCCCTCCATCGTGTACGCCGTGTCCGTGCGCGGTATCGCGTGATGGACCGGGACACCCGGCCCGCTCATCGTCGTCACCCGTCCTCCTCAGGCCGCCGCCGCAGCTTCCCGGTCAGGCCGCCCAGCGTCGTCGACCGCACCACCGGCGTGCCCGCAGGCACCGCCAGGAACCCGTAAGGCACCTCGATGAAGTCCCAGTCCTTGAACTCCTCACGGGCAGCCTCAAGGCTCCCGTCGTCAGCCAGCGCCTCCGTGCTCCGGCTTACCTCACGCCACGGCTCCATAACCGCTCCCTTCCCGCGCCGATCCGGCGCACCTCTGTTGCCTCGATGGCGTCCCGCTCCAGCGGGAGTTCCTGGCTGCCCGCCGCGGGCAGGTAGTGGTGCACGACGTGCACGACCGTCGCCTGCACCGGGGCAGGCTCCGGCTCGGACCCGGCAACCCAGACCGAGCCCGTTCCCCACGTCCTGAGCGCGGCCAGGCGGGCGTTCACGCCACCCTCACGACGCACCGCGGGACGCACCGCATCCCCGTCTCCATCACGCGGCCGGCCACCGCGAAAGCCGCGATGACAGTTGCGGCGCACCCGATCTCAAACACCAGGTGCACGCCGAGCACCATGAGGGCCGCCAGGATGACGGCCAGGATCTTGATCACGTCACGCTCCCATCTGTTCCAGCGCTTCCGCGCGCCCGTCCTCGAGCCCCTCCCGGTACGCCAGGCACATCCGCCTGCGACAGTCCGGGTCGGTGCAGTGATAGTCGTGCTGCGGCGCCGCGGGCTTCGGGGCGCCCTTCTTCTTCTGCCGCCGCTTCTGCTCGGCCAGCCGCTTGCGGAAGTCGGTGCGGACCTTGCACACATGAGCCAGCGGGTTCGTGACCGGCTTGCCGCACCCAGGGCAGTCGTAGGCGATCCGGGGCTTCACCTGAAGCCGCGGGCCGCGGCCGCGCGGGTTGTAGCAGACGTGCGTCAGCGGGTTGGAGTACCGCTTGCCGCACGCCCCGCACTTCATCAGCGAGGCCGCTATGCGCAAGCCCACGGTCATCCTCCGCGTTACCGCGGTAGCGGCAGCGTTTCCGTTCCTGATCAGGGCAGATGCGGGCTGGCGTTACCGTCAGGCCGCTGACCTGCGGGTAACGGCTCATCGCATTGCCGCTTCGATGGCGTCTTTCCGGCACCCGCGGGCCTTCACGCCCCCCACAGACACCGTTACCGAGGGCACGCCGAGCGCCTGCACCTGCATGCTCACCGCGTCCTTAGCCGAGCCGCCCCACCGCTCGGGCCACCGCTGCGCGAGCCGCTCGGCAAGGACACCCCAGTGCAGGCCCGGGTCGCCGCCCATGGCCGCGAGCACGTCGGCCAGGACGTCCCGCTCCGGCGCGTCCGCGCTGCCCGCGGGCAGCGTCCCGGCGCGCTCGCGGAGCACCCGCGCCCGCGCCACCACGGCTAGCCGCTCGGCCACGTCCATGTAATGGGTCCGGATCACCCGCGGGACCGGCGTCGCGCCCTTCAGGTAGCCGAGGCCGGCGTCGACCTCCGGGCGGAACATCGTCGCCCTGACGCCCTGCTTGTACGCCGACGTGCCGAGGATCATGTCGTTCTCGACCTGGCCGGCCACGTACAGGCAGAAGCGGACCGACACGTTCGCGCTGATCCCCTTCGGGAGGGAATCCTTGTCGGGCCGCTGCGTCGCCAGGATCAGGATGATGCCCATCGCGGGGCCGACCTTGATCACGAACTCGGCGTCCTCGCCTGCCTGCTTGCCGTACTTCGGGTGGGCGAACAGGTTCTGGCACTCGTCGATCGTGCAGGCGAGCGGGCGCAGGCGCCGGTACTTCTCGGCTATCTCCCTGGTGACGCGCTTGTGCGGGCAGATCGCGGTCGGCAGCGCCTTGATCAGCGGGGCGCGCTTCTCGCACTCGGCGCGCAGTTTCGCGAGCGACTCCGCGGCGTAGGCGATCGACGCGTCATCGATGCCGGAGATGAACCGCTCGCAAAGCGGCTCGAACGCGTCGAGGTCGCCGGTGCCCTTGAGCTCGTGGATCCACTGCTCGCACAGCGCGTCGAGGGCGATGGCGCCGTTGAGCTCGACGACGGTGCCCGTCTTGCCGTTGCGGGGCATCGAGCCGATCAGCCAGTTGTGGTAGACGAGCGGGGCCTTCACGCCCCGGCCGCGCGTGTCGGTGCCGGCGGGGACCGGCTTGAACACGTCGGCGGTGCCGGACTTCAGCAGCGGCCACGGCACCGGCTTGCGGCTGGTGATGTCCTCCTGCCCGACCCACCCCTCAAGCCGCCCGGGGTGCTCGGCGGTGACGCATTCCGGCCAGACGGCGCCGAGCGGCCGGCGCAGCCCGGAGGCGAACTCGGCGCGCTTCTCCACGATCTCCGTTGCGGTCGCCCCGTACGGCAGGTTGCACTCGAACCGCCAGCCGGGGCCGTCCTGGCGGATGGGGCCGATGAAGTCGATCTCCTTGCCCTCGCGGAGCCAGCGGTCGATCTTCGGATTGCCGACCGAGCCGAGCGCCCGCGTCACGACGTCCTGCGTGAGCTTCTCCAGCGCGGCGGGCACGGCGTGCGGGGTGACGATCCGCGTGCCTTCCGGCCGGGCGACGAGCGCCGCGGTGACGACGAGGGCGGCCCCGGCGGCGTACAGGGCCAGCGGCGTGCCGAAGTGCCACAGCAGCCATCCGGCGAGCGCCGCGGCGGCGGCCACGGCGAGGCTGATCTGCGCGCGGGCCTTCGCTGTCTTGCGGTGGACGCCGTGCAGGGTGTTCCATGACCGCCAGCCCTCGTTCACCGCCTGCCGGTGGGCGGACAGCGGGACGGGGGACAGCCACCAGCGCAGCCAGGCAAGGAACAGCCAGCCGGTGCCGGCCACGCCCCAGAACAGCAGCAGCGCGCCGTAAAGCGGGAGCCGCAGCCCGTGGAAGGCGGTGCCGTGCAGGCCGAGGCGGGCGCGGCGGCGGACCGCGGCGCGGAGGTTCTCGCGGGTGCGCAGCCAGTCGGGCAGAACCGGGCGCAGCGGTGCGGCTGCCGGTGGCGTGGCCGGCCTGGCGGCTGGCTCGGGCTGGTCCGGGACGACGTGGAGGGGTGCCTGCGGCATGGTCTCAGACACGGGATCCGCTCCCGTTCAGCGTCGTCTCCGCAACCAGCCCGGCCAGCTTCTCCGGCATGGCCTGTATCCGGCTGCGGGGGACGTCGAGCAGCTCGGCTAGCTGCCGCTGCGATACCCGCGCGGCGAGCTCTTTCCATGCCATGTCAGCCGTCAGCGGTTCCTGGCTGGAGGCGGCCGGGACGACGGGGCTCACGCCGCCGTCCCGGCTGCGCCTGACGAGCCCCGCGAGGGACTCAAGGGCGAGGGTGAAAGCCAGCGCCGGCCACCCGGAAACCAGCCGTCCGCCCAGGCCGTGGCCTCCCCCGGCGGCGATGTTCATGGCGAGGGTGACGCCGACGCCGACCGCGAGCGTGGTCATGGTCAGCGCTGGCCGCGGCTGGTTCGACCGGCTCGCGGCGAGCAGGTCGGCGGACGCGCCGAGGATAACCAGGTCGGCCAGCGCGGGAACCAGGTAGGAGACCGGCGCGGTCGCGCCCGCGGCCTGGACGACGGCGAGGGCGTGGAAGTAACTCGCGATGCCCGCGATGAGGGAGACGCCCGCCAGGGCCAGCCAGCCGACGACACGCGGTGCGCTGGCGGTGCGGCGAGGGGTGTCTGTAGGGTTCTTCACAGCCTCTTCCGGTTCAGTCGGGAGGGTGTTAGGGCCATCGGGCGGACTGCGATCCCCCGGTGGCCCGCCATGGTTTCTGGCGGTTTTCGCCTTCCACCATACGACGCACTTGTACGCGGTGCATAGCGGTCAGCCGCTACGGGCATCTTTACGCTGCTGGGGGGAGTGGCAGGGTGCCGTGCATGGCAGAGATCGGCTACGTCTGGCAGCAGGTGGCGGCCCGGATCGAGCAGGAGATCGCGGACGGGACGCTGCCGCCCGGCGCGATGCTCCGCGGTGAAAGGGCGATGGCCGAGGAGTACGGCGTCGCGATCACCACCGTCCGCCGCGCCGTCAGGGACCTGCGCGACCGCGGGCTGCTCGTTACGCTGCCGGCGAAGGGCACCTACGTAGCCGACCATGCGTTACCATGCGCGGCCATGGGCGGGGATGCCCTGCCACGGGCTGCCAGTGTTGACGAATGCGCTCCGTAGACCGCAGTTCACGCACCCCGCCGTGGCAGCAGATCGCCGCCACGCTGCGCGAGGAAATCAACGAGGGCCGCTACGGGCCCGATGACCGGCTGCCGTCCGTCGCCGAGATCGCCGCGGCGTGGAGCGTCAACCGCAAGACCGCGAACAAGGCGCTGCTCGCCCTCGCCGCGGAAGGGCTCATTGAGGTGGAAGGGGGCATGGGCTACTACCTCAAGCCGGATGTGTCATAGCCCGCAGGTCGCTGGAACGACGCTCCGCATATGACACACTTGACCTGTGACTACGGGGACATCTGATGAATGGCTGTTGTACCTGCGTAAGAGCGTCGGCTACGCGGGCATCACCCGCCAGCGCGCCAGCACCACTGACCACCTAGCCCGCCGCGGCGGCCGCGTGGTCGCCGAGTTCTCCGACTCCGACCGGACCGCGTTCCGGTCCATCCGCGACGACATCGACGCCCCGATGCCCTACCGGCCGCGGTTCGCCGCGATGCTCGAGGAGATGGCGCGGTGCCCCGGCGTCGGCATCGCCGCCTGGCACGCCGACCGGCTCGGCCGCGACCCGGAGGCGACCGAGATCCTGATCCGCGCGTGCCGCCGCGGCGGCCAC